CAGTTCCGTCAACTAAATAAATTTCTGAAAGATAGCCATCAAAGTATGCCTCCCGACCACCACCGTCTTGACCATTACCAATAGTATGTTGAACAGTGTTATTAATAAATGTATCTTCATTTTGGTCAGGAAAATCAGTGCTTAAAAATGTTTGTTCTTCTCCATTTACATAAATTTTAACACGGTTAGATGCTGTAGATTGCGTTGTATCTACTTCCCAAACTACATGATACCATGAAGAATGGTCTCTTCTAACTGAACTGGTAACTAAATTATGACTATTTCCACTTAACCTAGTAAAAAATTGAAATCTATTTCCTGCATCTATCAACAATCTTGTTCTGTTATTATCATCACTATAAGCCGATAGAATAACTTGTTCGCCTAAATTACCTCTTTTAACCCAACAGCTAAAAGTAAATGTTCTACGATTGCCAGCAGATGTAGGTGTACGGGTAAGCTGTGGAACATCTCCATCTTCAAACCTTAAACTACCTGTTGGTTGGAAAGAGTAAAAGTCACCCGCTCCACTAAATAGTTGTAATGCACCTGCTCCAAATGGACCTGACATATTAACTCCTAGCTAAATGCTAATTGAGGCGTACCTAGTAAAATGCGGCTTGATGCGGCTACCACATAAGGTACTATATCTGTTGCGCTTGCGGCTGATGACAATGTAATTCCAGCACCGCCAGCAGTTTCATAATCGCCATGAAGGGAAACAGTTCTTCCACCAGTTCCATCTTGAATAAAGACAATAAAACCTGATTGACCTACTTGCTCATTTGAAGCTGTAAGAGAAGTAATATTTCCATCAAGTGTTAAAACAAAGTTTTGCTTGGCTGCAAAATCTAAGTCTACTGTTCCTGAGTTGCTGGTGTCGGTATCTGTTGTTGCTATCGCAGTTCCAGTAACTGTGACCCCATTTGCTGTAGTTTCTATTTTTTTGCTATTATCGTGATAAAGTTCAACAGCACCGTCATCTATAAACTTAGCAAGTGTTTCGCCTGACCCTTCAACATTTAGTGTACCTGCAACAGCTAGATGCCCATCTGTGCCGTCCCAATGAATTGAGATATCATCACCTGTACCAAATGATGCTTTAGCATTATCTGCAAATTCAAGTCTATCATCAGACGCATCAAAAACAATGTTATAACTTGCACCAGTAAAAGTAACATCACCTGTAAATGCCCCACCAGCAAGAGGCATAGCAGATATATCAGAAAGAACTTCTGCTGCTGACCTACTTTCAAGACCGTTAGCTGTAAAACGTGCAAACTCATCATCAGCTACAGAAGAACTGTCAACTTTAACAGCGTTAGTATTTGATATGCCAAATGTAAGTGTTGCCTGTGCGCCAATATCTGAAAGAACTTCTGATGCAGACCTACCCTCAATGGACGTACCATCAATACGAAGGAAGTCATTGTCAGAAGCACCACTTGTAAATACAGCCACATTTCCACTGCTAACACCTGTATCTGCTGTTGCTGATGTGCCAAGCCCAAGTGTAGTACGTTGTGCGCTTGCGTTAGCATCATCAAGCAGTGCTTTACCAGCAGCAGTTAAATCATAAGTAGCCGCTGTACCAGAGCCAGTAAACTGTATACCTTTATCAGCAGCAGATGTTAAACCAGCTAATGCTTGTAGTTCTGCATCAAGACGAGCATTTGCTACTGTGCCTGAAAGTTGACTAGCATTAATAGTTTTATTTGTAAGTGTTTGGGTAGCAGTTGTACCAACAATTTCTTGGTCACCACCCGGTGGAAGAGTTAGTACGTTTGTAACATCTTGGTCATGGGCTTGTGCTTTAACTGTTTGACCATGCGTATTTTGCTCACAATTAAAAACAATTGTACCCGGATTAGTATTACCTTTAACTACAACTTTACCTGTTCCGTTAGCAGCAAGGTCAATATCTGCATTAGATGTAGTAACAATATCGTTACCATTCATATCTAAATTACCGCCTAATTGAGGGGTGCTATCGTCTGCTACGTTTGATATAGCACCAGACGCTGCTAATCCAGATACAATTGCACTTCTTGCAATCTTTTTAAGGCCACCACCTGATGTATCAACAGCTATAAATACATCATCATTAGCAACTGTAGATATTTCTGATAAACTTGTTACAGAAACAGGATTAAAGTTTGTGCCATCAGCAATAAGAAGATGTCCTGCAGTATTTGTACCCATTGTCAGGTCATCACCTGATATGGTTAAGTCTCCTGCAATTGTAGCATCTGCACCTGAAAATGTCAAGGCTGTTGTTGTGCCTGATTTTATTACAAGGTTGCCAGATGAGTTAGTTAAAGAACCATACGTTGTTCCGTCATCTTTTAAGAATACATCACCACCACCTGCATCAAGATTAATGTCTGCAGTTGCATCAAGAGTTATATCTGCACCAGAGTCTATCTCTGCAATTACAGGTGTTGTAAGTGTTTTGTTGGTAAGAGTTTTGGAAGTTTGTGAAAGGTATGTATCAAATGTATCAACAGTTGTTTGACGCATTGTACCACCATCGTTAGTGACAATACCATCACCACCTGCTACAGCAGTTGTGCCAGCAGATGTATCACCGTCAATAATATTTAATTCTGTTGTAGTAACAGTAGCACCATCTAGTATCTCTAATTCTGCTTCTGATATGCCAGCACTGCCTATTGTAAGTGTGCCTGATATATCTACGTTACCATTTATATCTATTGTTGTCGCAGCAATCTGTACTTCTGTATCTGCTACAATATCTAACTGTCCATCAGTGCTAGAGTTTATAAATATTGCTGTATCACGAAATTGTACTTTTTCTGTGGTTGCTAATAATATATCATCACTAAACTCAAAGTAGTCTTCGTCTTCTTTCCAAGTAAGCACACCATCATTAGTATTTGCATCAAAGGTTATTGCTATATCAACATCACCACCAGTACCAAATGTAAGGGTGTTTGAAGCCAATGCAGATATAGGACCGCCCTCTCCTGCTGTGCCATCATGTGTATGACCTGTGCCAGAGGCAGCAAAAGCTACAAGCTGGTCAAACTCGTCATTAGTGTGGGCGGCTGTGATGGTATCGCCATCAGCATATGTAGATTGCCGTGTATATGTTGCACCCATTACCTTCTTGCTCCTAATTGATATTCTAATTGAAATCCTTTTAATGAATAAGGACCAGTTTCAGTTGCTCCATCCTCAACACGGAGTGCTACAGCAAAACCTGAACCTTCCACAGATTTACGAACAATCGGCTGTGAAGGTCCACCATAACTAGATGTTCCGTATTTAGAAGAGCCATAAATACCAGCTACATTCAAACTATCTAGCGGATAAGCTGCAGGTCTAATTGATTGTGCAGATTCGTAATCATAGCGTACAAACATATCTGCATCAATAGTTGTTTCTGGCGCATAGTTAATATTTACACGTTGCATATATTTTCTGATACCGGGGTCTCCAAACGTCAAGTCAGGACTTCTATACTTTGCAAATATTAATGTGCCATCAAATGTATCACCCGTATCCTGCCTATACACAAATCCGTCAAATCCACCATGTATAGGTATTACTTCTCCTGTCTCAACAGTTGTATCCGTGCAGTTTGGCTTTATACCTTTTAACTGTGAGAACTCAAACCCTGTTCCTTTTAACACACATATAACACCAATTGTAGCTGGCTCAGTTCCATCTTTACTAAAGAATATTCTATACTGTGTCTTGTCTGGTATAACTATAGATGTAAAAGAAGCAGAGTCTACTAAGTTTTCCTTAAACAAAGGCTGTACGTTAGAACTAATAGTACCAAGTTCCACGTCACCAATTCTTGCTGTACCAGCAATTGTTCTTAAACCGTCTGGCCCTAAAAATATTAAGTCACCAGCAAATTCTTGGATGGTAAATCCGTTAACACAACCAATGTCACGTGTAATTGCTGTAACTGCAAAATCTGAAGAACTTGACCCGGTTAATTTAAATATTCTATTTTCACAAAATACAAATAAGTCATCACGAAAAACTTTTAAACCAGTTATAGTATCATCAACAGTTAATGTTATTGCAGGTAATGAACCACTTGTTGAAAAATTATCTTCGTCAAAACCTTTACTGATTACTATTTCTCCGGGTGCAGACGATTTGCCAGCATAAACCATATGGTTTTTAAATGATACAACAAATTGAACACCAGAGACAGAACTATCACTTACATCTGTAGCTGTTAAAGAGGTATTAAATATTACAGGTGCATTTGCACCATCTACCATTATTATTTTTTCGTTTCCGTCAAA